ACTATAATAATAATGATGGTATTAATTTTGGTGTAGATACTCAGACTGGTTTCCAATATAATCAAAATATTGGTGGTGGAAATCATGATCATCCAACTTATGTAGATGTTGCAGATCATTCCCACAGCATAGATGTATCTTTAAACACAGCTGCAAATGCATCTGCTGCACATCAAAATATGCATCCATCTACAGTTGTTAATTTTATAATTAAGCACTAGTTGACAACTCATTAAAAATAATATATAATTCTTATAACCATAGATAGGAGAAATAAAAATGGTATTAAGTCTAACAAAATCACAAAAAGAAATGTTGCAATCTTATGGTCGCTCTTTCTTAGGTGCAGCACTTGCACTATACATGTCAGGAAATACTGATGCATATGCATATGTTTATGCTTTAGTGGCTGCCTTTGCACCAGTTGCAATTCGTTATTTTAATAAAAACGATCTTGCATTTGGAAAAATCTCTGGAAGTTCAACTTCAGAAGAAGTTGCTACAGAAGTTGTAGAAGCAGTTAAAAAAGCTACTGCTAAAAAAACTTCTGCTAAGAAAACTTCAGAACCAAAGAAGTAGTAAAGTTGAATAAACCAGCAGTATCCTTCTTAACCTATGACTGGACCTTTGGCGTAAAGCCATTGCAACCAAACGGTTGCGGTTGGTACAGATGCTATCTCCCAATGAAAGAATTGTCTAACAATGGATGGGAAGCAGGTTTAGGAATTCCAGGATTTAATCCAGAACATGGATTTGGAATCCTAATACCTGATGAGAAAGCAATTCATGGTTGGGATGTTGTTGTTTTAAAGTTAATAATGCTTGAAAGAGCTGTTGATCAAGTAAGACAGGCAAGAGAAATTGGTCAAAAAATAGTTGTAGACATTGATGATTTTATGGAAGGTTTAGAAGAAACTAATCTTGCATATAAAACTACATCAGCAGAAGCTAATCCAAAAAATAATCGTGATCATTATATAAAAATTATAGAACAAGCAGATGCACTAATTACATCTACTCCTTTTCTAAAAAACTACTATGAAAAAACATATCCAGGAAAACCAGTCTTTATGGTTAGAAATGGAATTGATATTGATAGATGGAAAATAAGAAATGATCATAGAAGATATCTGCCACACTTTGGTTGGGTTGGTGCTACTCCTTGGAGAAGTGGAGACTTAGAAACACTTCAACCTTTCTTTGGTGAATTTATTAAAAATAAACATTTAAAATTTCATCATGCAGGAAGTATTATAAATGCACCAAGTGCAGCAGATCAATTAGGAATAGATAGAAAGCTATTTACACATGAGCCAATGAAAACAATGTTGGGTGTTCCAGAACTGTATAGAAAAATTGATGTTGGAATTGTTCCATTAAGAGATGTTCCATTTAATCATGCAAAATCTTATTTAAAAGGTCTTGAGTATGCAGCTTCTGGAATCCCTTTCATTGCACAGGCATTGCCAGAATACCAGCTACTTGCTGATTCTGGTGTTGGAAGAGTTGCTACTACTCCAGACGAATGGCTTGGACATATGGAAGAATTACTAGATCCAAATGTTAGAAAAAATGAAAGAGAAAAGAATTTTGAAATTATAAGGGATCAGTTCTCAATGAAACAACGTGGTGTTGAATGGGCAGAAGTTCTAAATAAAATTAAGGATATATAATACTTGTATGGCTAAAATATATATTAAAAGCGATGAATACTCAGAACCAGTTAAAAGCTTTTTAAAAAAATATATTAGACAAGAAACCGTTCATAATCTATCTGTTCACGAACAAAACGCTGATGTTTGTATAAGTCTTTTTATTCCAGAATATCCAGCAGAGCAAAGATTAAATGCCTACTTTTATAACAATACTGAAGGTATGGAAGATCTTGCAAATAAAATTTATTACCAATGTTCAAAGGCAGAAATTAAAACTAGACCAGTTTCTAAAAGATCTATGCCAAGAGAAGAATATGAAATAGATTTTAAATGTCCTACACTTTGTATTAATTTAACAAATGATTCTATAGAAATAGACGAAGAAGTATATGCTCTAGTGATTGGTCAGGGAATCGTTTCTCACTTTAATCCTGGAGCTGTATTTGATACTTTTTCTGTAAAAGATAAAATTAAAAAGCCAGGGGATAAAAGTTTTGTTAATAGAAAATATATCCAAGAGCCAACAAGCAATACAAGATTACTTTTTAAGAAGTAGCTAAAGAAATATAACCTTTAATTTTTTCTATTAAATTAATTCCTGGATAAAAAGATGATTGGCATCCAAGACAATAAAAGAAAACTTTGTCACTACTATCTACTTTAGTAACAATCGTATCACCAGTATCAAATTTACATTCTATACTCTTTGCTTTTCCATTTTTTACCAGCTCGTTATAGTATGTTACCTCTTGAATTGTTAAATCCATTTGCTTCTCCTTGAATAGTCGTGTAGAATATATCTATTACATTTTATCAGAAGGACGTGTTACTAAATGTCATTTATTGACTCCAACGGATCTATTACAGATCCTTACCGAAATTTTATCCATATCTCAAGATATGCTCGCTGGATTGAAAGCGAAAACCGCAGAGAAACTTGGCAGGAAACTGTTGATAGATACTGCAATTTTATGAAGGATCATTTAGTATTAAATTATGGGTATAGTCCCAATGCAAAGATTTTTGATGAAGTAAGAGAAGCTATTCTAAAGCATCACATTATGCCTTCTATGAGGGCACTGATGACCGCTGGACCTGCTTTAGAAAGAGATCATATCGCAGCATACAATTGTTCCTTCATTGCTGTAGACAGTCCTAGAGCCTTTGATGAGGCAATGTATATTCTTATGAATGGAACTGGTGTTGGCTTTAGTGTTGAGCAGAAATACATTAATCAACTTCCAGTAATTGCTGAATCATTTTTTCAAACAAATACAACTATTGTTGTTGACGATTCTAAGCTTGGTTGGGCAAAAGCTTTTAAAGAATTGATTGCACTTCTTTATCAGGGTCAGATTCCAAACTGGGATGTTTCAAAGGTTCGTCCAGCAGGAGCAAGACTAAAGGTATTTGGAGGAAGAGCCTCTGGACCAGATCCACTTGTTGACCTATTTAATTTTACAATTGAGACTTTTAGACTAGCTGCAGGAAGACGACTAAAGTCTATCGAAGCACATGACTTAATGTGTAAGGTTGGAGAAGTTGTTGTTGTTGGTGGAGTTCGCAGAAGTGCTTTAATCTCTCTTTCAAATCTTGATGACTTTGAAATGGCTAAAGCTAAGAGTGGTCAATGGTGGGAAGGAAATGGACAGAGGGCATTGGCAAATAATTCTGCTGTTTATAACTCTAAGCCAAATACTGCACAATTCCTTCGTGAATGGCGTAACCTATATGAATCAAAATCTGGAGAACGTGGTATCTATAACATTGATTCTGTTAGAAAGCACATTGATAAATTTGGTCGCAGAGACTCAAGTCTAGTTGGTGGAACAAATCCTTGTGGAGAAATTCTTCTTCGTCCAAATGAATTTTGCAACCTTACAGAAGTTGTGATCGAAGCATCTGATACAAAGGAAACTCTTCTTGACAAAGTTCGCCTTGCTACAATACTTGGAACTTGGCAGTCAACTTTGACAAACTTTAAGTATATTAGAAAAACTTGGAGAGATAATTGTGAAGAAGAAAGACTCCTTGGAGTTTCTTTAACAGGTATTTATGGAAATAAGATTACTGCTACAAATGGAAAAGCTCTTGAAGCACTTCTTGATGAAATGAGAGATCTATCTGTTTCAGTAAATGATAAAGAGGCTAAGTCTTTAAACATTAACCCCTCAGTATCAATTACTTGTGTAAAGCCTTCAGGAACAGTCTCTCAGCTCACAGGAGTGTCTTCTGGCATCCATCCGTGGTATTCAGAATATTACATCAGAAGTGTTAGAGCAGATAATAAAGACCCTTTGACTCAATTCTTAAAAGATTCTGGAATTCCATTTGAGCCAGATGTTATGAAGCCTGAAGCAACTACAGTATTCTATTTTCCAATCAAGGCTCCAAAGAATGCAATTCTTACAAAAGACTTGACTGCAATTGATCATCTTGAAATGTGGAAAACTTATAGAACTCACTGGACAGAGCATAATCCAAGTGTTACTATTAACGTTGAAGAAGATGAGTGGATGCGTGTTGGTGCTTGGGTATTTGATAACTTTGATTCAATTGGTGGTGTTTCTTTCTTACCAGCAGTAGAGCATTCATATAAGCAAGCTCCTTATCAAGAGGTGTCTAAGGAAGAGTACGAGTCTTGGTTAAGCAAGATGCCTGACTCAATTCGTTGGGATATGCTTTCTTTATATGAAACAACAGATGGAACAACTGGAAGTCAAGAACTTTCTTGTGTTGCTGGAGCCTGTGAAATTGTAGATATTTCAAGTAATTAAAAGCCTATTTGTGATAAAATAGATTAGAGGTGCTGAATGTCTTATAAAAACTCTAATCTTTATGCTTCAAGGGTTTATTCAGAGCACCCAATTGCTATGTGGTCAATAGATGAAGAATATTATTTCTATTCTTTAATTGATCAAAATCAAAAGTTAATATCTTCAAGTGATTGGAATTTAGTAAATGCTACTTCAGAACTTTCTACAGAAATTTTAACAAGTCCGATACCTGATGATCCAACTACAAAGGTATATCTAACGTCTTCTTCACCAAGATATATGGAACTTCTTTTATCTTCTGCAATATCTTATGAGGATAGCATAGATCCAGAAAAGGGTAGCATTTCAATATCTACACATATTAATATTCCAACTACTACTAATATATCAAAAGTCCGTATTGGATTTATTATAGACTCAGAATATTACTATAAAGACTTTTCTAGTTTTGTTGATAACTTTTGGGAGTATATTTCTTTTACTAAGCAAATAGACTCTGATAATAATATTACTCCATACATAAAAATATTTTACATAGATGAAAACAACTTTGGAGAGGTTGACTCTTCTGTATATTTGAATGGAATATCTATTGGTCAATGGTCAGAGCCATATAGTTTTAACAATACTGGAATTGTTTCAGGATCTTTGCCAGGACCAATTCTTGATATTATTGACTATCCAGAACTATTCAGAGGATCTGAAATTGATCAGTATGGTCTTAGTGGAAGTCCTGGTTATGCAATTGAATATGACAAAAGACTTTTAATTGAAAATTCTGGAATTCCAATGGTTTATGGATCAAAGGGAAACGTCTCTATTCTTAATAAGAAAAATATAGATGTCTTTGACGAAACCCTGTCCAGTTTTGGTGCAGAAGATGAAATTATAACTTTGACAGTAGACGGAGGAAACCAGTTTGACTCATTTACAAATACAATAAATGGTGGTACGGCAGAATTTATAGATCCAGTCGTACCATCGTTAATATTTCCTGGATACGGTTTTTTAAACTCATCTGGAAAGTATAAAAACATAACCTCAGAATTTTGGATTAGAATAAGTCATCAAAGTAATCAAGAGATAAAAATATTTGGTCCAATTAAGTCTAATGATGGACTTTATATTAGTGGAGAGTTTTTAACTTTAAAAATTGGAAAATACTCTCAGTCTTATTTTATAAATCAATGGTACAGACCAATGCTTTTGCATATATCACAAAGTGAGACAGAGTTTTTTGTAATGATTAATGGAGAAAAGGTTATATCAATAAATGTTGATTTTTCAAAAATTGATACCCTTCCAAGTTCTTCAGAAGACTATTTAGGATTCTATGGAAATGAAAAAATATCTTTATTTGAAATAGATTGTTTTTCTATTTTTCCATACATTATTTCAGAACAAGTGGCAAAGAAAAGATATGTATTTGGTCAAGGAGTTGTAGAGCAAGAAAACATAGTTGCTCCTTATGGAGGACAGTTATCATATGTTGATTTCCCATATTCAGGGTATGGCTCTACAATTAAATATCCAGATAGAACGTCTTGGACAGATGGCTACTACAATAATATTGTTGCAAATTTAGAAGGAATTTCTTTACCATCGTACAACCTTCCTGAAATAATTTTTACAAACTCTGACGATACAGTATTTACTAGCACTATTCAAAATGAAAAAAAAGAATTATTAGAAAAAGATAATTTTGCAATTCAGGATGAAATTTATCCTTTTATGTCAGTAAATCCAAATGCTTCTTATAGCAATGTCTATCCATTAATTAATTTTTCTACATTAAATCAGTCAACATATGAAACAAAATCAATTCACTCAATTTTTTCAACATCTTCAGATATTGAAACAGAGCAGTCTTTGTTTTACATATACAATTCATCTAATACTGATTATTTTGAAGTGTTAATAGGTTCAGGAAGTTTACAATATATTTTTAATGATAGCGTTATCAGTTCAGCCTCAGTTTCAATAAATCAACACTGTGCAGCTGGAATAGACTTTGATAAAATATCTGAAAACTATAGTTCTATTGTTGGAACATTCTTTTCTAATCCAGAAATATTATCTTTAGATTTTGCCTGTCATGGAACAGATAAATTTTTAGGAAAAATATTTTCTCTAACATTTAATAATGACTTTTTTACAGAAAAAGACAACTCTTTAATTTTTGGACCAAGTAATCTGTCTAATGGAATTGCCGTAAAACAATTTGACAGTGCTTTGTATAATTATGTAGGAACCTATACACTACTTCCTAAAAAAAGTAACTCAACAGTATTCTTTGACATAGGATGCTCTGGTTACTGGGAAAATTCTGTTCCTCTTTCATATTTTGGAAAATACATAACAACTTCAACTGGTGATATTTTGTATGACCTTGATACCCTTCAGTTTAATGTAGACATTCCATCTTCTATTTTTTCAAAAGAAAATACAGAAGCCTCTGCTTACCAATCTGGACTTCTGTCAAAAGTTTATGTTTCGCTCCATAAAAATGTAGATCTTCCAAAGGTATATTCTGAATATGATAATACTCAAAATATTGGAGTAGAAAGAGTTTTAGACTTCAATTCAGTAGAAGATTTTGAATCAACAGTATTTGAAATATGTGATAATACAATTATATATCCTCCAAAGTCTGGGATAGGGTTTGCAAATTATTCTCTTGTTACATACATATTCCTTACTTCAAAAGGAATTAATACAGAAAAAATAAAAGTTAAAGATATGAGTTTATCGTCTTTAACATTTGATGAATCTAATTTTTATTCAATAAACACTCCTGCAGTTGGAAAATTTTATCCAATAACAAAGTCAAGAGACCAGTATGTGTATAAAAAACAAATACCAGTAAATATTAATCATGAAAGTTCGCCGTATCTGTATTTGTCTGGAGACTCTGGAATATCAGTTTTATCAAAACCTGAAGGAGATTTGTTAAAAGGACTTTCAATACCAATAAACGAGTCCCTGAAGCCTATTGATAATATTGTTGGAATTCAAATGTTCCTAATGTCAGATGAAGGTCCAGAGTTTTCTGAAAAAAGAATAATTGGAAAAATATTTAGTAACTTAATTTCTTATGACATTGTTTTAATTCCAGAACTAGATAAAAAGAGAGCATATATCAAAGTTCAAAGATCTGATAATAAAGCAGAAGTTCCTTATCTAAGATTCTTCTTAAATGGAAGAGAGGTTGAGACTATTTTCATAAAGCCACTAGCTTGGAACTTTATTACAATTTCTTTCCAAGAGTCGTCTATTAATTTAAATGGAAAAATAGGACAACTTGAAATATATTCTGGAGTAAGAATTGACAATGTTTCAATTTTTTCAGAAATTGTAACTACAAAGAAACTTCAATTCAACTATGACTCATGGCTTCAAACATTTGATGAGTATGATGATCAGACTTTATACGAGTCTTGGGAGTATTGGTCTGCTTCAGCGACCCCTACAACTACATGGGAGACCCCATTAGATAAAAAAGAAACATTTATTCAAATTCTATCCATAGATGGAAACTCTGTTTTTAATACTTATTCAGGTCTTTCATCTTTTGTTGGAGACGATAATAGCATATTAAATGTCAATTTTGACAGTGTAAATGTGTTAAATGACACAGAGTGGGACACATTTGAGATAAAACCTGTATAGCTGTGGTACAATATTGTCATGGATTATCTAGATGGATTACAAAAATTGCCAAACAAGCCAAAAGTAAGCTACGTTGAAAACGATGCTGAATACGGTCTTTATGTTTGGAAAACAGAAACAGGCAGAGTCTTTGGAGATGGAAATGGAAGTTTTATGAATATTCCAGCCAGAAAATATGATTTAACTGCTATTAATAGAATTACACAAGCTGCAGCTCACTATGGAGCTGGTCCAGGTAAGGCAGTATTTATGCCAGGTGTAACAAGAATTACAGAAGAAGAACATTCTGTTCAGATTGACAGAATGAAGCAAGGCTATATCCCAAGTGAATTTGACACTGGTGCTTTTGCTGATGCTGCAAAGGGGCTGCAAAAACATGGAAATGACTAATGAAGTTATTGCTAGAATTGATAATCTAGATAAAAATAAGCCATCTGCAAATAAAACAGATGACTTTATGGCTGAAGCAGATATTGTAAAAAGCTTTGATGGCATAGATGCAAACTTTAAACGCAGAATTACAAGAATGAATAAAGCCTATACTGGTCAAGATGGTGCAAAGTCTAAGCAACTATTTCCAGAACAAGATATAACAACAGCCTATGGTCTTTTTGATGTTGTTCTTCCACCTTATAACCTAGACGAACTTGCATTCTTTTTTGATAATTCTTTTGCAAATCACGCTGCAATTAATGCAAAGGTTGCAAACACAGTTGGTCTTGGATACGGGTTTATAATGTCTGATATTGTTAAGGCTAGAATTGAAGAGATTGAAAATGTTGACCAAAGAGTTAGAGCACAAAGAAAAGTTGAAAGAGCAAAGTCTGAATTAACTAATTGGCTTGAAGAATTAAATGATGAAGATACCTTCACTCATGTTCTTGAAAAAGCTATGACAGACTATGAAGCAACTGGCAATGGATATATTGAAATTGGTAGAAAGAATACTGGAGAGATTGGCTATATTGGTCACATTCCTGCAACAACAATTCGTGTAAGACGTATGCGTGATGGATACGTTCAAATTGTAAATCAAAGAGTTGTATTCTTTAAAAACTTCCAAGACAAGAAAACAGTTAACCCAGTTACAACAGATAAAAGACCAAATGAACTTATTCATATTAAAAAGTACAGTCCAAAAAATACTTACTATGGAGTTCCAGATGTTGTGTCTGCTGCAACTTCAGTAGTTGGAGATCAACTTGCTGCAAGATACAATATTGATTATTTTGAAAACAAAGCTGTTCCAAGATACATCGTTACCCTAAAGGGTGCAAAGCTAAGTTCAGAAGCAGAAGATAAGTTATTTAGATTCTTACAGTCTGGTCTTCGTGGACAAAATCATAGAACACTTTATATCCCACTTCCTGGAGATGGTCCAGACAACAAGGTTGAATTTAAAATGGAACCAGTTGAAAATGGAATTCAAGAAGGATCTTTTGACAAGTATAGAACTTCAAATGTTCATGATATTCTTATGGCACACCAAGTTCCAATTTCAAAAGTTGGCTCAGATCCTGGAAGTTCAATTGCATCTGCTCTTGTTTCAGATAGAACATTTAAAGAACAGGTTGCAAGACCATCACAAAAGAATTTAGAAAAAACAATAAATAAACTTATTAAGGAAAAGACAGATATTCTTTTGCTAAAGTTTAATGAGCTAACATTGACTGACGAAAATACTCAAAGTCAAATTGATGAAAGATATCTAAGAGCACAAGTTGTTGTTCCAAACGATATCAGACCAAGACTTGGACTACCAGTGATTCCGCAAGGAGACACTCCAGCAGTTATGACCCCTCAACAACGTGCAGAGCAAAATGCTCAAATGGCTGGAACAAGACAAAGAGATCAACAAAGAACTAACGAAGCTTCTGATTCAACTTCAACCACAACAGGAAGAAATCCTGGTGGCGAAGGAAGATCAGTAGTATAATATAACAATATTATAAAATTACATAAAATACATATATAATAGGAATAAGATGTCTGCTTTAAACAAGGCTTATTGGACTTCGGATAACGATGATATTCAGTTATCTATGCCAATCGCCAAAATAGATGAAGAGCGTAGAACCGTTTCTGGATTTGCCACGCTTGATAATATTGACAAGCAAGCTGACATTGTTCCTACAGATGTAAGTCTAAAAGCATTTGAAACATTTCGTGGTAATTTGAGAGAAATGCATCAGCCTATTGCTGTTGGCAAGGTAGTTAATTTTAGACAAGAAAAGTTTTTTGATAAGAGTACAGACAGACTATATAATGGTGTCTATGTTGATGCATATATTTCCAAGGGTGCTCAAGATACTTGGGAAAAAGTTCTTGATGGAACTTTAACAGGTTTTTCAATTGGTGGAGTAATTAAAGAAGCTGAAAATTCTTGGGATGAAAATGTTGAGAAGACGATTAGAATTGTAAAAGACTATGAACTTCATGAACTATCTTTGGTAGACAATCCTGCAAATCAGTTTGCAAATGTCGTGTCTATTCAGAAGATTAACAAAGATGAACAAATGGATGGTATAATTGCAAAAGCAGATCTTGAAAATGTCTACTGGTGTGAGAATGACGGTATCGTCAGACTTTCAGAAGTTGATGATTCAAGTTGCCCTTCATGTGAAGTTAGCATGAAGAATATTGGTTTCGTAGAGACAAAGGATACAGAAAAGGCTATGACAGTTAAATCACTTTTAAACAAGTTTATTGGTGCTACAGATGTTGCCAAATCTGAAGATGTTTCCGAAACCCCAGAGTCTTCAAGCGAAAAGCTTGAAACAGCGATTGACAATAATGCGTCAATTGTAAAAAACAATATAGAGGAGGAGAACAACGTGTCAGAAGATAATACAGTAGTAGAAGAGACCGTTGAAGAAGTTGCAGCTGAAGAAGCTGTTGCTGAAGCTCCTGCCGAAGAAACCGTAGAAAAGTCAGTTGACGCAGTTGACGCTGTTGAGGAAACAGTAGCTAAGTCTGCTGATCCAGAAGAAGCACCTGCAGAAGAAGTAGCAGAAGAAGTTGCTTCTGATGACGTTGAAGTTGAGAAGTCTGTTATTGCAGAAGATACAACCGATTCTGAGCTTGTAAAAGCTGTTGACGAAATCAAGGTTTCAGTAACAGAGGCAGTGAGTGAACTTGTTTCAACAATTAAGTCACTAAATGAAGAGATTGCAGATCTTAAAAAAGGTCACGCCACAGTAGCAGAAGAAGTTGCTGGAGTAAGAGGCAGTCTTGAAGAGTTTGGAAAGCGTGTAGATGGTCTAGAAGACGATACCGCTGTCCGTAAGTCTGGCGATCTTGGCGGGATCGTTCAGGGCAATACAATAAGAAAAGGGTCTATGTGGGGTGGACGTTTCCTAAATTCCGCTGACCTATATCATT